TCGGGCGGGGTCGGATATAGCTGTAGCGCCGCCCACTCATCTTCTTCTACTTCGTCGTCTACCCAGAGCGGAACCGGGATAATATCGGGCTGGATAACGTCAGCGCGATTTGCGACGGAACAATCGTCATATCCTGAAAGATCGGCACTCTCTGTGTCGTCATCAAAATAATTCCAATCGTCCAGATTGAGCGAGTCAATTGCCATTACGCGGCTCTAGGCGGGGCGAGTGCAGGCGGCAACAGCCATCCAATCAGCCGTTCAAAGACTGATTGGTATGTGGCTACATAGACAACTCGTTTAGCGACCGGCCTACTGCGCTTTATGCGTATCGGCTCAGTCGTCCACGCCTCTATGTATGCAAGCGAAGCATCATCGCCAGCGTCATAAAAAGCATGGAAGTCATCCATTAGAACTCGTTGATCTGTACGCGAGCCGAAATGTTTGATGTGCCCAGTACCGCACGAATAGAAACCGAAGCTGCCGCGTTAGCGCCGCCCGGAACAACAATTGCGTTGTTCTTATTCGGGTTACAGCGCCAAAACTTTGAGCCACCGTTAGCATTAACGCCAGCGACCTGCAATGGAGCGGCGGCTAGTGTGGGTTGCGTTGCCCATACAGTAGTGACTACACCACTAAAGGCAGTTGCGGTTACAGACGATTCAACCTGTAGCGGGACAACCAAACCACTGCCCGTTACGCCTGCGGTTGCTACGCGATAAATGCCCAGTTCGTTTGCGGATGACGCTGTACCGTCACCAGTGAAATCATATTCCTCAATTAGAAACGAGCGAACAGCACCCGCTGTGATTGAGATAAGATCGGCGGTAGTCGAGACTGCTGTGTTAGTTCTGACGATGTTGAATAACATTTTGCTGCTCCTTGGTTGGGGTGCTGTTGGTAAAAAACTCTAATTGTGATGCTCGGTCTAACAGTTGCAAATGCCCATCTTTGTACTCTGCGTATGCACAAACATAATCTTCATCCTCTGCCTTGAAATAATGACTGAGCATTGAATATGGCATATCGCAAGCAATAGCACGGTGAGCATCTAACAAAATCGTTCGTGCTGAACGTACCTTGCACAATGTTGCTTTGTCGGCATCCATCGGGCGCTCTATCATTACTACGCCTGACCAGATCATTATGCAATTAACGCTGTGTAAGTAAGACTTGACATTGATACGGTATCGCCTGCGTTGATCGTTAAGCCATTGGATAGGTTTACGTCTGATGCGGAGGCGGCTACCGCGCAATGGATAACCACTACACCGCCAGACGTTTCAAGCGTGAACGTCGCTACCGCCGTGGCATTACCTGCTGCGGTGGTGTCCGATGTAATAGCGGCGGCGGTTGCTGTGCCGGTAGCGCTTGCACCGAAGGCGGTTGCCGATAATCCCAAGTTCGCAACCGATGTGCCGGGTGCGCCAACGGTTCCAGCTAGACGGAATCTTGCGCGACCAGATGCACCGATCAGTGCAATTACGGCATTGGTCGCTGCATCACGGGCTGCTGTGCTGTGGGTGACTGCCATAATTAGACCTCGTTAATAATCGTGTTGAGTTGCGATTGATCGACAACCCCAACTAGTTCAACCGTCTCGGTCTTGCCCGTATCAGCACGGACGATCTCAACGGTCATCTTTATCTCAGCGGCTATGCCTTGTAAGTTCATAGCCCAGACACCAGCGCTTTCATTGCGGCGCGGGTAGCATCCAGCTTGTCGTTTGCTTGATTTATCAGGTCTTGCAGACGTGCGATCTCTTGGTCTAGTCCGTCCTTAATGGCAAGGTTGTGGGTAATTTCGTCCTGACTTGAGGCAAGGTTACTCTTGGTTAATGCGATGAGTGCGGCGGCATCATTGGATGCGTTTGCTGCGGTGCTTGCCATCAGAGCGGCGGCATCCTTTGCAATCGTGTCGGCTTTTAATTGTGCGTCGCTGATGATGCTTGTGGCTTTGCCTTGAGCGTTTGAAATCACGCTATCGGCTTGGTCTTGCAAGTCTTTAGATTTGGCTGTCAAGGCGACTGCATCGTCCTTCGCTTTCTTAACATCAGCAAATGCAATGTCTCTTAGCCGATTAGCTTCCTCGGTTGATTGTTTGACAGAGCCAATGCCGTCAAACGCATCAGCGGCTTCGGTCATCGCCTGAAACTGGAAAGCCATGCGGCGTAACGACTCAGCAATATCATTCTCTTTCATGTTCGGCTCCTAGACTCGGTTAACGCCAGTGGCTCGGCGGGCTAATAGAATGACCGTGATTGATGCGCCTACACCAACGGCTGTCAGTTTAGGCCGTAGGAATAGCGGATTCTCGATAGTCGTCTTAATTCCGAAAGCGGTGAACGTGGCGGGGGTCGAGCCAGCCGCATTGCTCAGAGTGTAGAAGTCCGTGTCAACTTGGGTTGCGCCACCCTGCACGGATACGGTTGCTGCACCTAATGCATCTGCGGTGAGTCCGACTGCCCAAGTATGATCTGCCCATTCAGGGAAAGAACACGGTGCGCCAATGGGGTCAGCCGTTGTAAGCAGCCATGTGCATTGAATCACGCTTGAATCTGCGGTGCTAACTTGTCTTGTTAAGATTCCGTTTGCCATAATAGTTCCTTAGTTATAAACCCATGCTTGAATCTGAGGGGCGGTATCCTTCTATTCTAATCTTCTTTTCCTGTATCCGTGCCATTGTTGGTATAGCAAAAGTCATTGCGAGCGCATCGCCCCTGTCCGGTGACTTCACGCCACGTTTCTTTGCATCGTCCTTAGATTCCAGTAAGGTCAATCCTTCGCGGAATCCATAGCGCAATGCGGTTAAATCAACCTTCAATTCCTGATCGTTTGGGATTGATGCAGATTTCAGCCATTCTTTCATCTCGCCCCACATCATTGCTCGTAGGTTGTACCAGTTGCCATCTTTTAGCCGGATGCTAGAGTTTACATCTGCTACTGTCTTATACACTTCTTTCGATACGGGGTCTATCTCATCAGGGAACCAACCGCGCAATATGTCCGCTACGCCAGCACCAAGACCAATTGTATCTACGGCAATCTGTTCGGGCTTGGTTCCAAACGCCTTGATCTCGGAGCGTGCGCGGCTTGCTACGTCCATTATATCGTTCTTCTCTAACATAATTGTCTTGAGCATTACCCTACCGCGACGGAATACAATCGCTGTTTTGTCGTTACCGAACCGGGCAACGTCGATACCAACTCGTAACCCGCCATGTGCCATAACCTGCGCGGGGCCACGCATAGCAGCGGCGAGCACAATCTCGGCTGGTATGAAAGCGTTACCGACTGCGGCTTCGTAGTTTCGGTCAATCTCCTGCGCTACGATAACTTTGTCGAGGCCCTTACACTGTTTGTCGTACCAAGCCTGATCTTTACGCGGGTCTTGCCGCCAGTCAAATACGAACACGGGAACGTCACCGCTGTGCCTCTTTTTGTAGAATGGATTGCCTGCACCGTTAACACTGGACACATACAGTTTGCAGTTCGCTGTAGCGGCAAGGGCAGCATCCACAAGTTCAGGGCGTTCGATGTGAGCGGCTTCATCGACAAAATAGATCGAGCATCGCGCACCGCGACCAATGTTATTGCCTGCCTCGCCTGTAATCGTTGATTGATTCTCAGGGTTAATCACGCGCATAGAGGGGGCGCACGCTCTTTCGCTCCAGCCAATCGGCAATAGTTCCAGCGGAAGGTTCTTGATAATCATGCGGATTTTCCAGAACAGTGACTTGGGGTCACCGATCTTGTCCACATAATCCTCTTTGCGCGAACCGTAGCCAATGTTGACGCCATCGTAGAACAACCATGCCCAGACGCCTATCGCACAACATAGCCAAGACACGCCCATATCGCGTGACTTCTCGGCAAGCCCATCTTCCCGCGACTTCCAACGGTCGTGCACCCATTGGATAAACTCGATCTGTCGCTTGAATAGCACGAATGGAATGGTAGCAGGTAGGCCAATTTCAGGGTTACGCGGGTCACTGGTCATGCACCAATCGTTTACGAACTGAACTGGATGATCTTTGTAGTAGGCTTTAAGTCCTGTCCAAACTGAGGCGGGGTCATCAGCGCTGCGGATGTTTTGCAGGCGCTTGCACCGTTTGGTAAACACCTCATCATAATCAGGGTTGTTCCAGTTGATGAGTTCAGGCACATACACCGTTGCGGGAGCGGCTTCAACTTCCTGCTCAACGTCGATGTATTGCGAGAGATTCATACGGGCTTATGAACCAGCGACTCTACCCACTGAGCGGCGGTCTTGGGTTTACGCGATCTCATTTCGCGCATGCGTTCGGCGGCGGTCTTGGGCAACTTGGGCCATTCCAATTTATCCCAACCAAGCTCAGAAGGATTAGGGTAGACGTTAGGATGCTCGAACTCTGTTACGCTCGACTTGGGAACCGTCGTAACAGAATCAGCCTTTGTTACGCTCGGTGTTGGAGTTGCCGTAACAGAATCAGCCTTTGTTACGCTGAGTTTGGCTTTCGTCGTAACATCATTACGCTTCTTTTCGATGTATTCGACAGCTTCAACACGGTCGTTTGCTGCGCGGATTCGTGCGGCTACCTTGCAGTCTTGCATCGCCGGATGATCGAATTTACATGCTTTACAGGACATTTGCGAAATCTCCTCTTGTTTAAACGCGTTTTGAGCCATTCATTTTGACGTGTCCTTGTCCTTACCTTCAGGCAATACCGCGCCGCCTAGCATAAGGTGATACGCTTGTTCTGGTGTCATATCAGTGGTAATCAAGCGTATAGGAGGCAGATCACTAGCCCCGCCAATAGCCATCTTGTCGCCGTACTTCTTAGGCTTGAGTTTAGAGGCTGTCCACTTGCGAGCATCAACCCGCAAGCGTTGGCGAGCATTGAATGTTGAGGCTTCCATAGAACCGTCAGGACGTTCATCAGCTATATCGCTAATCTCATCAGCATGTGTGTCTGCTTGTTCTTCACGCGCTTTCTCGTATTTATCTAGAAACGCTTTATCTTTTGTAAGCCATTGATATATAACGGCTTTGCTTACACTTCCCTCTTGCTGGCAATATCTATTCAGCGACTTGCCTTCGCTCACCCATACGCATATCTCGTTAGCTATGTCATCGTTGTATAGTGTAGG